CGCCCCGCCTTCGCCAGCGCCAGAGATTATCTGGACTGGATGTCCGCGCGTGACAAGCTGCCCGGTGCCGGGAAACAGCCTTAAAACGGCCGGCGATCTGGCGGCGGACAATCGCCAGCTTGAGGCGGCGCTCGCAGCCTGCGGGCTGCAGGTCGAAATCATCAAAGACTGCCAGGAGGAACACGATGCTGAAACCGCAACAGCTGCGCCGGGCGCTGACAGACAGCGTGCCGGAGCTGCAGCGAAACCCTGACGCGCTGAACGTCTTTATCGACAGCGGGCGCATTGTCTCGACGCTTGCCACCTCGCTGTCGTTTGAATATCAGTACCGGCTGAACATGGTGATTACCGACTACGCCGACAATATCGACCTGCTGATCGTGCCGCTGCTTGAATGGCTGCGGGTAAATGAACCCGACATCATGGCAACCGAGGAAAAGCGCCGCACGGGCTTTACCTTTCAGGCGGATGTGATAAGCGACACGACAAGCGACATCAGCATAGAGCTGCAGCTGAGCGAGCGCGTGATCGTGAAGCAGGTAGATGGCGCGCTGCACGTCACGCACGTCGGCGAGAACCCGCTGCCGGATGACGATGCGCGGCCGGTGCAGTTGTACGTTCACGGCGAGCTGATCAGCGAGTGGAAGTCATGAGCGACCTGCAGCTGGTAAATGACCGTCTGGAAGCGCTCATCAGCAGCCTGTCAGCCCCGGCCCGCAAAGAGATGGCGCGCAGCATCAGCCGTAAGCTGCGCGCCAGTCAGCAGCAAAATATCAAACGCCAGCAGGCGCCCGACGGCACGCCGTTCAGGCCAAGAAAAACGCAGCCGGTGCGCAGCAAAAAGGGCCGCATAAAGCGCGAGATGTTCGCAAAACTACGCACGGCGAAATACATGAAGACGCAGGCCAGCGCCAGCGAGGCGGTGATCGAGTTTGCGGGCAACGTGCAGCGCATGGCCCGCGTGCACCATTACGGGCTGCGCGACCGGCCGTCACGTAAAGGGAAAGAAGTGCAGTATGAGGCCCGTCCTCTGCTGGGTATCAGTGACAGCGACCTGCAGCTGATAGAGCAGGAAATCCTCGGCCAGCTTTCGCGCTGATCTGTCCGGCCATTTATGAGCGGGCGGCGATTCGTTGCCGCCCGCTCATCCCGCCCTGAAACTAACGCCATGAACGAACAAATCGCAGAAATTCAGCGCCTGCTGCGCAACCTGATCCGTATCGGAACCGTTTCCGCCGTCAATCTGACTGACGGGCTATGCCGCGTCGATACAGGAAAAAACACAACCGGATGGCTTCACTGGCTGAGCGCCCGTGCGGGTAAAACCCGCTCCTGGAATGCCCCGTCAGTGGGCGAGCAGGTGCTCGTCTTATGCCTGGGCGGCGAACTCGATACCGGCTTTGTGCTGCCGGGGATTTTTTCGGATGACAACCCGGCCCCGTCGGCCTCGGCGGACGCGCTGCACTGGTCATTCCCTGACGGCGCGGTGATCGAGTATGAGCCGGAAAGCGGCGCCCTGACCGCGACCGGCATACAGACGGCAACCATCAGGGCGGCGGTAAAAATTCTCTTTGACTCGCCAGAGGTGGAGTGCACAACGCTTCTGAAAACCGCACAGCTGGAAGTCACCCAGGGCGGCACGATGAAAGGCGACGTTACCCATACGGGCGGCGCGCTGAGTTCAAACGGCAAAGTGCTGCATACGCATCAACATCCGGGCGACAGCGGCGGAAAAACGGGGGCGCCAATATGACAACCGCAAAATATACCGGTATGAGCCGGGAAACCGGCGCCGCGCTCGACGACCTCGATCACATCCGGCAGTCGGTGCGCGATATTCTGCTGACGCCGCTTGGCGCCAGGGTGATGCGCCGACAGTATGGCTCGCTTCTCTCCGCGCTGATTGACCAGCCGCAAAACGAGGCGCTACGCCTGCAGATTATGTCGGCCTGCTATCTGGCGCTCCTGCAGTGGGAGCCGCGCATCAAACTGACCGCCATCAGCTTTGAGGCAGACTATAACGGCGCAATGGTGGTCGAGCTGACCGGCAACCGCACCGACAACGCGCAGCCTCTTTCCTTAACCGTTCCTGTGAGCTGAGAACATGGCAACTATCGACCTGAGCCAGCTGCCCGCGCCCGATGTGGTGGAAACGCTGGACTATGAATCCCTGCTGGCCGAGCGCAAGGCGACGCTGGTTTCCCTTTACCCGGCAGAACAGCAAGACGCTATCGCGCGCACGCTGACGCTGGAGTCAGAACCCATCGTCAAGCTGCTGCAGGAGAATGCCTATCGCGAGCTGATCCTGCGCCAGCGCATCAACGAGGCGGCAAAGGGCGTTATGGTGGCGTATGCGCTGAGCGGCGATCTTGACCAGCTCGGCGCCAATAACGGGGTTTCCCGTCTGACTCTTTCGCCGGCCGATGATGCCGCCATTCCGCCAGTCGCCGCCGTGATGGAAAGCGACGACGATTTTCGGGCGCGTATCGCCGCCGCCTTCGAGGGGCTGAGCGTGGCCGGGCCGACCGGCGCCTATGAATATCACGCCAAAAGCGCCGACGGCCGCGTGGCGGACGCCTCTGCCATCAGCCCGTCGCCCGCTGTCGTGACCGTAACCGTGCTTGCGCGCGAGGGCAACGGCGCGGCCGCTGACGATCTGCTGGCCGTGGTTAGCGCCGCGCTCAACGACGAGGACGTGCGCCCGGTTGCGGACCGGGTGAGCGTGCAGTCGGCGAAAATCGTGAACTATGAAATCACGGCCGAGCTTTATCTCTATCCGGGGCCGGAGGCGGAACCCATCCGCGCCGCCTCAGAGGCAAAGCTCGCCGCCTACGTTACCGCCCAGAAGCGTCTCGGCCGGGATATTCGCCTCTCGGCGCTGTATGCCGCCATGCACGTTGAAGGCGTGCAGCGAGTCAACCTGATTAAGCCGACCGCTGACGTGGTGCTGGATAAAACGCAGGCGGCTTACTGTACCGGCTACACGCTGACCGTGGGAGGCTCGGATGAGTGATCGCCTGCTGCCTTCCGGCTCCTCAGCGCTTGAGGTTGCCGCCGCTGAAGCGCTGGCGAGCCTCGGCGCCATGAACGTGCCGCTGCGCCAGCTGTGGAACCCGCAAACCTGCCCGGTCGCGCTGCTGCCCTATCTGGCGTGGGCGTGGTCGGTTGACCGCTGGGATTCAGCCTGGAGCGAATCGACAAAGCGCGCCGTGGTTTCTGCCTCGCAGTACGTGCATCGACACAAAGGGACAACGGGCGCTATCCGCCGCGTCGTCGAGCCGCTCGGCTATCTGATCCAGGTCATTGAGTGGTGGAAAACCAACGAGGCGCCGGGCACGTTTCGGCTTGAGGTCGGCGTGCTGGATACCGGCATTACCGAGGAGATGTATAACGAGCTGGAGCGCCTGATAGCTGACGCGAAGCCCTGCAGCCGTCACCTCATTGGCCTGTCTATCAACCTTGACGCGAACGGCGTAATGCCGGTTGCCGTTGCCAGCTACAGCGGCGACGAGCTGACTATTTACCCTTACACCCCTGAACTTATCAGCGTCGGCGGGCCGGGTTATTCCGGCGTGGCGGTGCATCTTATTGACCTGACGGAAGTGAGCGCATGACGACTAAATATTTTGCCCTGCTGACCAATCAGGGCGCGGCCAAGCTGGCTAACGCCGCCGCGCTCGGCACGAAAGTGAATATCACCTCTATGGCGGTCGGCGACGGCGGCGGCACGCTGCCTACACCAGACGCGGCGCAGACAAAGCTCATCGCTGAGAAGCGGCGCGCGCAGCTTAATTCGCTGGCCGTAGACGCGGCGAACAGCAGCCAGATTATCGCCGAGCAGATTATCCCCGAGGATGAGGGAGGATTCTGGATCCGGGAAATTGGCCTGTATGACGCCGACGGGGTGCTGATTGCCGTGGCAAACTGCCCGGAAACCTACAAGCCGCAGCTGGCCGAGGGCAGCGGACGCACGCAGACCGTTCGCATGATTCTGATTGTGAACAGTACCAGCGCGGTAACGCTGAAGATAGACCCGGCTGTTGTGCTGGCAACGCGTAAATACGTTGATGATAACGTGATTGAGGTGAAGGCTTACGCTGACAGCCTGATGGCGGCACACCTGAAAGCTGCTAATCCGCACAGCCAGTATTTGCTAATCGCCAGTGCGCTATCTGAAATAAAAAGCGCTAACAAGGTTGCAGCGGTGCTGGCAAATCTCGGCATTGGTGAGGGTTCGCCGGTCATTGGTATGCCTTTCCCGTGGCCCAACGCAAAAATGCCTAACGAGCTGTTTGCGTCAATGTCGGGCATGGTCTTCTTAAAAGCTAACGGCGCAAGCTTCAGTGGAGCGCTGTACAGCAAGCTGGCGCTTGTGTTTCCAGCGCTGAAACTGCCAGACCTTCGCGGGGAGTTTATCCGGGGGTGGGATGATGCGCGCGGAGTTGATTCAGGGCGTGATCTTCTCTCATCTCAGGGGGATGCGATCCGCAACATGACCGGCACCTTTGGTAACATCATGTATGAAAGCCAGCTGGCAGCAGACGGGAGCGCAGGCACTGCATCGGGTATTTTTTCAAGGATGAAAGGTACAGACAGTAATGGCTTTGTATCTTCCCTCTATGTAACTGGTTCCACTGGATCGGTGCAGGCAACGTCATCTATTCAGGACGGCATTATGTTTGATGCTTCCAGGTCAGTCCCGACAGCAACAGAAAACCGTCCGCGAAATGTCGCATTTAATTACCTTGTGAGGGCTGCATGATGGCAAAAATCACGCTTGATGAAAACGGACTGGCAAATGACTCAGGCTTGCTGACTGTATATAACTTCGATGCAGTAACAGGCGAGTTTACCGGGTCATCAGAGGAATTTGTGACGCAGGGCGTAGGTGTGCCAGCAAATGCGACCTGTGATGCACCGCCCGAACATGCTGAAGGGATGGTCTGCATTTACCAGGGCGGCGCCTGGCAGCAGCTTGCAGATCATCGCGGAGAAACCGTATACAGGAC